TGGTGGCTGGATGTCAAGCAAACCGCGTGCGAGGAAGTGAATATTGCCGGCCCCGAACGGGTGATCCTGGCAAACGAGCCGACCGGCTAGGCTCCACGCTGATGGAATAGAGCCGCTGACGCCCTGCCCGCCATCGGCTAGAACGGCGGGATGCCCGAACTCACCCGCCGCCGCACATGGCCCGACGATCAGCACGCGTCCGAAGACTGGTCGATCTTTTACGGCGACATAGGCGTCGGCCGGATCATGCGCCACCAGGGCACGGCGCAGGTGATCTGGCGCTGGTCAGTAGGCTTCCACCCTGGCCGGCACCCGCGGGACAATATTACCGGGACCGCCGACAGCTTCGATCAGGCCCGTGAAGCATGGGCCAAAGCCTGGGCAGAATACCTGCCAGAATGCACCGAGGCGCAGTTCGAGGAATATCGGGACTGGCACCGGTTTCGGTACAGCGCCCCGTGAACGCAAAAAGCCGCCCGGGCGCGACACCGGACGGCTTTCAGATGCGACTGTCGGACCCAGCCCGATTCCATCTCATGGCGGCAGGCTGCGAGAGCCGCCCTCGACGGTCAACCGACCGGCCCGGCTATTCCACAGTCACGCGCGCCAGACCGCCCATCCCGATCGCGCGCGCGGCGGCGCGGCTGAGATCGATGCACCGGCCACGCACAAAGGGCCCGCGGTCATTGATGCGAACCGAGACGCTGCGGCCGTTGGCTCTATTCGTGACCGTGACGCGGCTGCCGAAGCGCCTGGTGCGATGGGCAGCCGTCAGGGCGTGGGTGTTGAACCGCTCGCCAGAAGCTGTCCGGCGGCCGTGGTAGCCGTCTCCGAGGCCGTAGTGGCTGGCGACGCAGGTTTCGACGCGGGTCATGGTGACATCGATCGAGCGAACGCCGGCAAAGATGTCCTGCGCGGACGCAGGCATGGCGAATAGCGCGCACAGTAAAGTGCACGCCGCGGTGAAGCGGATCATGGATTTTCCTATTGTTGTGATGCAGGATCGCGGCGCCGAGGACAGATCCCCTCATCCGCCCTTGGCCGGCCCGGCGCGAAATTAATCCTCCCGCGCCGGGCTATTCATTTGCGCCGATGCGGGTTTTCCCGCCGGGCGTCCAATGCTTCGTCAATCTTCTCTGCGAGTTCCTCAAGCCTGTTCGTATGCTTGACCTCGTGCGACCGATTGATTGCATCGGCGTGCTTGTCGATGGCGATCGCCAGTTTATCCTGGACCTTGATGTAGTCGCTGAACTGGTTGGCCTCGACGATGCCGGTCGCGATGTTGACCATAGGAGCGTCGCGGACTGACTTCTCTTTCGCGGCGACCCCCGAAGCGCTTCCCTTGAGCATGGCAACAATGCCGAGCACCAGCGTTCCGAAAGCGATCGCCTCAGGGGTGGTAATACCGAACATCATGCGCCGCCCTGTAAATCGAGACGAATTCGTAAAGGGCCAGCAATGCGTAGACCAGCGGACCTGTGCCGATCGGCGTCTTGTTGATGATCGCCGCATCGTAGAAAGCGTAGGCAATGCCTGACCAGGCGACGCAGCCAAACAGCCCGCGCACAACGCGGATCACAGAGTTTTTGGGCCAACGGCCGTTGATATAAAGGGCGGCGAGCCCCGTCGCCCCGGCGAAAGTGAACAGCCCGGCAAGGAATGCATCCGAGCTGGTGTAGCGGTGGAAACCGACGAAGTCGGGCTTGGACAGCAGGTCGCCGGGCAGCGCAAATGTGATGCCCCACGCCAGCATCACGGACGCGGAGAACCACTCCATCGTCCGATCCTTGAGGCTTTCGATTGCGATTCTCACTTCGCGTACGCCCTGCACTGGTCTCGCAGCAGCTTGTAGTCTGCGATCATGGCCGGCGCCGCAGCCGCCGGGTCGGCCCTCAGCAACCCCCGGAGCTCGGTTCCGGCCTTCTGCGTGGTGGCGGTGTCATAGCTTCGTAGTGGCGGGCACTTCGTCTGGACGACCACTTCCGGGGCATCGGAGGGAAATTTTCCGGCGGCCTCAGAAGGTGTCGCCCCGCTCCATGCCAGCAATGACAGCGCCGACATCAGGGCGATTGACAGCAACTTCACTTGCGCGGCGCTCTGCATCGGCCGTCTCCTTGTTGATGGTGGATGTGGTTTCAGCGACACCGAGATCATGAAGATTGTTCTCGGCACGCTTGCGGGCGAGCCAGTCATTGAAGCCGGAACCGAAGGCGTTGAACAACGCCTCCAGCACCTTCAGCAGCGCGGCTCCGGCAAGCCCCGTGAACATCAGGGCGCCGATACGGTGCTGACCGCGGACGGCAACGCCGCGTCGCTGGCGCCCTCGCCCAGGTTCAGCCGAGCCCAGATCTTCTTCGCCAACCCTTCCGGACCGCCCGCCCACGACTGCAGCCAGGCCGGGGCGTTGTCGACGGCATACTGCAGCGCCTTGGCGAGCACCTCGTTGCCGACGTCGACGGACAGCGTTTTATCCTTCACGGCGCCTTGGACGGCGTTCAGGCCGTAGCCGATCGCGTTGTTGAGCAGCAGCTCGACACGGGCATTGCCGAAGATGGCCACGATGTTCGCCGGCAGCTGGCGCAGCAGCACCATGGCGATCGACGCAAGGATCCACGCGATAGCCTGCCCGGCCTGCGAGACCGTTGCTCCCCAAGCCCAGGTCACCTTGGTGGATTCCGATACTGACTGAGCAATGGTTTCCGGGGCGGCGTCGGCGGCGAATGCGACGTCCAAAGCCATTGAGCAGGTGACAAGGACGGCTAGCGCACCCAACGCACCACGAAACGATCGCGGCAGGATGACGATAGCAGCAAAGACCGCAGCCAGAGCGATCAGCAGCCCAATCATGGGGTCAAATCGCACGGCTTGGGCGAATGCGCTGGTCGTCGCAGCCGCGTGGGCGGAAGCCGAGATAAGCAGCAGAGGCGCGGCAGAAGCCACGCTGAGGAAGCGATACATGGTTCACCTTTGATTTTGAGGATGTGCCCGGTGCCGCCGGGCGGCGGAATTCAGATCAGGCCGCGATATCGACGTATCGGGCCGAGACGTAGCCGCCGGCGACCGCCAGCCACTTGGTGGTGCCGTTCATGGCCTCCCCGGTGATGGTCACGGAGGCACCCTTCTCGAGCGATTTGACTGCCGGCGCCTTGCCGCTGGCGTCGACGCGAACGTTCAGCCCGTCAGCGTTGACGGTTCCCGTCCTGTCCTTTTTGACCGCTACAGGCGCGACCTTCTCGTCCGGCTGGTCGCCGCCCGACATGGCCAGCATCTTGGCCTGCACCAGCCTGATCACGGCGTCCTTCTGGACGTTCTTGCCCGGACAGGTCTTGGTGGTCTTTGGATCGTCCCGATGGAAGTGCAGACCCCGGACACCGCGCTCATATGGCGCCAGCGCCAGCCCCGACGCGATGTGCAGACAGGCCAGGCCCTCGATGTACTTTTCCCGCACTGCACCTTCGAATTTCTCGACGTCGAAGTCGCCGACGCATTCGACACCCCAAGACATCGCATTGAACGACACGGCATGCACGCCACGGCCCGTTGGCGGCGACAGGACACAGAAATTGTTCGGCGTGAAGAAAAACTGCGGGCCCGAGCTCCACTTCATCTCGTTGCCGTAATAGGCCGCGAGGTTCTTCATCCACTGCTCGTCCGAGATCGGCTTTGCCCGGCTTTGCCAATCACGCCACGTCTTCAGGTTCGGGGCGCCGGTGTGGTGCATGGTGACGAAGCGGGGGCGCCAGGTGCCCCACTTCAGGCCGTCCAGATAGGCAAGGAACTGCGCAGCCGTCGGGAAGCATTTCCCGACGATAGGGATCGCCGACATGGGTCGTTCTCCAGTTATATGAATGAATTCAGGCAAAGACTGCGGGAACGGCCACCACGAAGGCAGGAATTGTCATTGACATCTCCCAGTGGTCGTCGAGCGTTGCGGCATAGCGGCTCAGTTGTGCCGGCTGCGTCGCCCGGTTATGGTGCCGGGATACGCACAGAAGAAGAACTATGGGGCTGGAATCGCTATGCATTTGGGCGAAAGATTTTACACAGATGAAGAATTGTCCGAGGTGCCGTTTCGGAAACTCGGCAAGAACGTGAAAATTAAGAGAAACGCCGGGCTGTTCTTCACCGAAAATATCTCAATCGACGACAACACACGCATCGACGACCACTCCATTATTGTGGCAAGTCGCGAGCCAGTTACTATTGGCAGAAACGTTCATATTGCCGCCCATTGCTACGTCTCAGCCAGCGATGGATTTGTGATGGAGGACTACACCGGCATGTCTCCCGGTGTTTTGGTTTTCACATCGAGCGACGACTACACCGGGAAGAAAATGACTAACCCGACACTGCCTCGTCATCTTATCGGAGGTCCTTGCGGTCAGGTTGTCTTGAAGAAGCATGTGATCATCGGCGCGGGTTCTGTTGTGTTGCCGAATGTCACGATCGGTGTGGGATCGTCAGTCGGCGCCGCGTCGCTTGTTACCGAAAGCCTCGACGAATGGGGTATTTACATCGGATCGCCCGCGCGACGAATAAAAGATCGAAAGCAAGATCTGCTAAAACTTGAAGCCGAATACGTCTCATCAGGAATGGCCCCGCAATAATGACCGAGCAATCGTTCTCAATGATAGACACGTCCACCCGCACCAGCGGTGATCTGTCTTACGATGATGGAATGTCGCAATACTTCCGCGAGAGCATGGGTTCTCCCATGGATAAGCTCCGCAGCTTTTCGAAGTACGTACCGCGGCAATCGCTCGGCCATTTTCTCGCCAAGCAAGAACTTTTCAAAATGGTCGAACAAGTTCACGGGCACATCCTTGAGTGCGGCGTTTTCTTAGGCGCCGGCTTGATGACCTGGGCCAACATGAGCGCTATTTATGAGCCGTTCAACCACACGCGTCGGATTGTGGGGTTTGATACCTTCGCTGGCTTCCCTAGCCTATCGGACAAGGACGAGACCGGTAGTACCGCGTACTCGAAAGCGCAGGGACTGGCCGCAGACTCCTATGAAGACCTGAAGGAATGCATCCGCCTTTACGATTCCAATAGGCCAATCGGGCATATTCCGAGGGTCGAACTGGTCAAAGGAGATGCTTGCGAGACGATCCCGCAATATCTGACCGATAACCGGCATCTTGTCGTGGCGATGCTGTATCTCGACTTCGATATTTACGAACCCACGAAGGTCGCTATCGAAACGTTCCTTCCGCGAATGCCAAAAGGATCTATTATCGCTTTCGATGAACTCAATCAAAAAGCATGGCCGGGAGAAACTCTAGCGGTACTAGAGACAGTTGGTATCAGGAATCTCGCTATTCGCCGCTTTCAAACCTCGTCCGCCCTTTCATATGCAGTTCTGGATTGAGCATCGTGAACGAGATCGAAAAATTCAAAGAAGAACGCTCCAAAGAGATCGCCCAGCAAGGTGCAGACGCGGACTTTAAGTCAATTACCAAGCAGTGGCTGGAGAAGAGTGCACAGCATCGATACTCGTATCACTTCGAATGGATGGGTCGGCCAATCATCCAGTACCCGCAAGATATGATTGCGATGCAAGAGATCCTGTGGAGGGTTAAGCCAGACCTGATTGTCGAAACGGGCATAGCCCATGGCGGATCGCTGATTTACTATGCTTCAATTCTTGAGCTGATCGGTAACGGCACCGTTCTTGGCATCGACATTGATATCCGCTCACACAACCGGGAGGCTATCGAAGCCCATCCGATGTTCAAGCGCATCAGACTTATCGAAGGTTCAAGTGTCAGCCCCGACGTCATCTGCGCTGTGAAAAAAGAGGTGGTCGGCAAGCGAGTCTTGGTGGTTCTCGACTCAAATCATACCCATGAACATGTGCTGGCTGAACTCCATGCTTATGCGGACCTGACATCATTGGGCAGCTACTGCGTTGTGATGGACACTGCGATTGAGGATCTTGAACTTTCAGTCGAAAGACCATGGGGCATTGGAGACAATCCCAAAACGGCTGTTTTGCAATTCATCGCTAACAATCCGCAGTTTGAAATCGATCATGGGATCGACAGCCAGTTGATGATCTCTGTCGCACCGAGCGGGTATCTTCGTCGCGTTTCTTAGCGAGCGGTCACCGCTGTGAGATAGATGGGCACATTTTTGCTGTTGAAGCTCTTGATCCTAGCAGCAAACGAAGTTCCTGACGCCGCGCATGCTTGGTCAACGGTCTCAACTGCTTTTCTGGCGTTCTGACTGTTGGCTGTGACAGACGACAGTGATGCGCTTGCCCAGTTGATGCCTCCGTTGCAAGTCACTTCAACGGATAGGTCCGAATTAAGCGCCGGTGTGTCCACGTTATCTAACTCAATAAGAACTCGCACATTGGACACCGTCGCATCAGATGTTTGTGAAGTGGTCACGACTACCATATCTCCGGGCGGAGACGTGTAGCCATTGAGGTCAGCCATAATGACATTGGCGCCGGTATAGTTCACAGCACCAAGGACAAGAGCAACATATCGTGCCGTGACGCTACCGTTGACCTCGAAGTTCGTTGGGGTGGTATTGGTAGTCAGGCTGCTGCCCAATTGCGTCCAGTTAGTCCCATCGGTCGAGTAGAAGAGCCCAGAGGCACCATTTCCGCCAACGGACTGATAGTATTGCTTAGCCTCGATCCGTGTGATCGTACGGTTCGATCCGTAGTCGATCCGGGCCAGAATGCGCGAATTGATTCCGGCTGCGGTTAGGTCGGACCCGGTCCAAGAAATGGTGGTCGCGTTGCTATTGTCATTGACGTTTGCCGCGGTGCCGCTGAGCACAGCCGGAGTGCCACTGGTAACACGAACTGGCGTGGGTGCTGGACTAACGAAGCCAAGCGTTGTGTTTGCCGTATATCCCGAACTTGCGCCCGCGTTGATCCCGCTCGACGTCTTGTACCCATCCACGAAACGCAGGATGCTTCGGCGATATTCACCAAGCGCTTTGGCTAGATAGCCGGTGTCGAGCAGCATGTTCTGACGGTCGGCATCGGACAGACCGCCGCCACCACCCGAACCGGGCGGGACGGCCCATGTGCCGTCTGCTTTCAGATATTTCCCGGCCGCGGCGTCGCCAGCACCTGGAGCAGGAGCAAGGCCCTTCGTGCCGCCCGATCCGCCGTCGCCGACAACCGCGTTCAAAGCGGCCGTCGCCTGAGTGGCATTCCCGAACGCAGCACCATTCAATGTGAAAACGTTGCCCGTGCCGCCGGTGTTGAAGCTCTTGTTCGTGAAGGTGTCGGTCGTTGCACGACCGACCAGTGTGTCAGTGGACGTCGGCAGCGTCAGCGTACCGGTATTGATGATCGAAGAGAACGACGGCGTCGTGAACGCGGGCGAAGCTGCGCGCGCCACGGCACCCGTTCCGGTGTTAGCGGTGACCGCCACGCCGGCAATCGACAGGCTGTTTCCCGTGCCAGCGGTATCGAGCGTCTTATTGGTGAAAGTGTCCGTCGTCGCCTTTCCGACCAGCGTATCCGTGGCTGCCGGCAGCGTCACAGTCGTCGTTCCAGCGATCGCGCCTGCTTTCACGGTCGTCGTGCCTGACGTCACCCCCTTTAGAATGACAGTGGCATCGTTGAACGATTTTGCTCCCGTGACGGTCTCAGCGTTACCGAGCGTCATGGCCGTGCCAGACACGGAAGGCCCGGTCAGGGTGACGCCATTGGGGATCGTGAGCGTCGCCGACGTCGCCGGAGCAGTGATTGTCACCTTGTTGATCGAGGTCGCAGTCGCGACGTCCAGAGATGGCGAGCTAAGCGACGGCGAGGTCGCCCGCACCACTGCCCCAGTTCCGGTGTTAGCCGTCGCAGCGAGACCGTTGATGCTGAGACTGTTGCCTGCTGCGGCCGTATCGAACGTTTTGTTGGTGAAGGTATCTGACGTAGCCTTGCCGACGAGCGTGTCGGTCGCCGCGGGCAGCGTGAGGGTCGTCGCACCAGCTGTGGCCGCTGCATTCAGCGTACTCGCTCCCGACGTCGCTCCTTTCAGCGATAGCATGCCGCTGTTGAACGACTGGACCGCTGACAAGGTGTTGGCGGCGTCGAGGAAGCCAAGCGTGTGCCCGGACGTCCCCGTATTTGCGATGGCGGCCGTGCCGGCATCCGTGCCCTGGTAGACGGGCGTCCAAGCATGCGTCGAAGTATTCAGCTTTCCAAAAGCGACCCACTGCGATCCGTCGAATCTTTTGTAGACGATCGGGTTCGACGTCGTGTCCGCCCAGCACTGGTTATTGGTGGCAAGTCCGCCAGCGCCGTTAGCCGGCGCCGACGCCCCTGAATTGCACGACTGGATCGCGAGCAACGCTGCGTTCAGCGTCGTCATGACCTCGGTCATCGTCTTGGGGCCGACGGTCGGGCCGACAATCGTGCCCTGCTCCGCACGCGCGGGAGCGATCAGCAAGAGTGCAAGCGGGAGCGCTCGCAGAATGCGAAGAGCTTTCATTCTGATTTCCTTGTCGGCTTGCTTTATGGGAGAACCATCACGACGCACTCTGCAGTGACCGTCGGCTGCATGCCGTTGAGCGCCGTCTGCGTAACGCTGCCGTTGAGCGAGGCGGTGAAGCCAGTCATGCTGTTCACGCCGGTTGAGGTGATAACGCCGGCGGCACCGGGGATACCAACCGATGCGCCGCCGCCCTGGTAAAAAATCGTGGATGTGCTGAAGAGTATGTCGCCGCGGGTCGTATTAACTGTGACGGTGCCAGATGTATTCACTGCGAGGTTGAGGTTCGGCAAGTTGGGCTGCTGAATGATCTTGCTCTGCGAACCACCTGTGGCGTTGAGCGCCGCGCCGTTAATGCCCGAACCTGCCGCAGTGAGCACGGTGCCGGTTGGGTCTCGACCTGCCAGCGTTTTACCCTGGCAATTTTTCACGCCAACGGTCGTACTGTCGCCGCCGGAGCCGTAACCCGTCGGGAACACACGCACCGTCTGCGATCCGTTCGCGGTCGCTGTCTGAGACATGACGATGGTCGAAGACGTGACGCTGGTGATCGTGGTGCCGGCTTGTATGCCGGTCCCCTCGATCGGCATACCCGCGCCGAAGCCAGCGGTGTTTGCTACCGAGGTGACGGTATTGTTGCCCGACGTCAGCGTGCCTGTCTGCGCACGCGTCGCGGCGGCGAAATAATCCGGGTAGGCCGATCGCGACAGCGCTTGACCGATACCGTAGACCGCCTTCGCAGGCAGTGTGCCATAGTCACCATAGAGGACGGTCGATAGAGGCACGGCAGGATTGGTGACGCTGCTGCCGTCGATCTTGGTAATGGAAGATATTTGCCAATTGCCAGCCCCCAAGTAGGTGGCATCCGCCATGTCGCCTGCGGCTGCGATAAAGTCGCGCTGTGCTGGAAGGATCAGCGAGGCGGCGTTGTAGGTGATTGGTGTAGCCGCACTGAAGCGGAGCTTCTTCGTGGCGCCGACCGGACACGACGATCCGAAGCTTGTGATCGTGGTCGTACCGCTGATCGTCTGTAGGGACGCGGGTGCAGCACAAATGTCTGTTGTTGAAGCCGCAGTGACAGACGCCATTCCGCCGCCAATCGGCGGGGACCATACATGGTTGACGGAATCGATGGCGCCGACAGCGACCCAAGCCGTGCCATCATAGCGTTTCTCGACGTTCGGCGTCACTGACGTATCGAGCCACACCTGCCCCTTTACAGGAGCGGCCGTGCAGTCCGTCGAAGGCGGGGACGCACCGGAGTTGCTCGAGATCAGCGCGGCGATAGCAGAATTCACGCCTTGCGCGAACGTCAGACCCGAGACAGTGCCAGTGGTCGGCAGACAACCGCTACCCTGTGCCGCTGCCGCCGGGCTTCGTGTCGGAACGATCTCGCGCCCGACGCTCAGGACATCGCCTAAGCGGAGAAACCCACCACGATCGTTTGCCGCTGAGAAGGCAACAAGCAGACCAAGCGACAACGCGCCCGCAAGCGCGAGCTTTTTCAGATTTGAGAGCATTGGGATGATCCTCGTGAAGGCTACCAGCCTTGGATGGTGATATTTGTCTTCGGCGCGTCGGTCGGCGTTCCCGCCAGCCGCGGGACAATGGTGCAACCGCTCTTGGTCAAGTTCTGAACTTCAAAATCGAAATTGGATGATGAGGTATTGGTGATCTGGATAAGCGGGAAATCATCAGTGTTCGGACCGCCGTTAAACGGCTCGGCAATGCTCTTCCCGTTCGACGCGAACACGATCGCGAGACCGGATGCAGGAACGGTCAAGCCATTCAGAGAGGTCCCGACGCCCCCTATGATGGCCCATGTGTCCAAGCGATCCGGTACATCCACGCTGAACGTGAACTCGAGAGCGATTGCCGTAACCTGAGGATCACGGGTCTTGAGCACCATGCGTGCCCGGAAATAGCGGCCGACATAGAGCCCTGGCTCATACTTGATCCACGGCCCAAACGAGACATCCGAACTGAACACGTCCGGCTCGGCGAAGATGTCGTTACCGGGATTCTCGCTTGGATCGAGCGCAAACACGTCGCCAACCAGATCGTTCTGAGCGACCGCAATCTCGGGATAGACCTCGACAAGGTCCGTCGATCCTGCAGCCAGGAAATCGGGATTGTTGAGGATATCCGGGTTCGACAGCATGTCGTCGGTCGATGTCTGGCCAGTACCCTTCCAAGTGACAGTAACCCGGCACGCAGTCGCTCGGCGAGCGTCGATATAACGGCTCGGGTGGATCTCATAGGTACCGTCGCCCTGGCCGCCCTTGTTCAGAATATCGGTTTCGGCCAGCACGTCCGGAGACGAAAGGAAATCGCTGGAGCCGCCCGTTCGGATAAGCGTACCGGACTTAGCAACCGTCCCCGTGAAGACACCGTTCCAGCCGTCGGCTTTCTCGTCACGAACGGCAATGACATTTTTGACAAGGGTCGCTCCCTCGATTTCGACGCGCGCGGCATTGACGCTGTAGGCCCGCGCCGAATCCGGACCTGAATAAGCCTTGATCAGATAGGAGCCGTTGCCATGCGCAGCGAACGGCGGGTGAGCAATGGTCCCCAGCTCCAGACCGGACTCCCAACTGTCCCCCTTTCGGATAGCGTAACGGATCGGGCGGTAATCGATCACTTCGTCCCATGCGAGCGAAGTGGTGTTGTCAACGTATGCCGCAGCGCGCGGATTTTGGACGTCAGCCGGCGCCGCGGAGAGGCCCAGCAGGGTTAGATTGGTGAGCGAGACCCACCTTGAAAACGTCCCGTCATCGAACAGGAACCTGACGCGATAGCTCCAAACACCGGGCGCTTCGAGTGGCACATCGATCGAGAATTGCGGGTACGGTAGAACGTCCAGAGGCTGCCAGTCAGCATCCCCACTCGCGATCTGAACTTCCGACGAAGCTATTTTCCCTCTACGCGCCGCCGTCCATGACAGCCGAATAATGGCGCGTACTGAATTCCCCTGGCCATCGACCGCCTCCAGATATCGGAAGTCCTGCGGAGCGAGGGTGAACGGATCTGGCGGGATCGAGACGTGAGGGCTGTAATCCGGAATGGCTCCCTGATCTGCAATGGAGATTTCCGGAGCGTCATCGACAAGGGTAAGGGTGGCGATCAGGTCCTTCTGGTGCGCGATGCTCTGCACCCGATACAGAGCCGACTCCTGGTCGGTCTCGCCAAATCCGAATAGCGTGCCCGGCCGCACAAGGCTTATGTCGCCAAGCAGCGCCAGGCTCGAATATTCACCTTCAGGCGTTGCCGGATCTACGGCGCGCTGGATTGATCTTGCGTCTTCGGGAACTCGAAACTGAAACCCATATGTTTTCCCACCCTCGATCGTCACGACCTCGTCGAAGATGACCGTCTGATCATCAACCGCCTTTACGCGGCCGGATGCCAGGCCGACCAGCATCACATCATGCGTGACATGGACTCTATCGCCTCGCGTGCAGACCAGATGCTCCCAGCCAACATTCAGCGATATCTTCTCGGGTCGAAGCCGGCTCTGAGCGATATGGAAGCGCCCATGCATCCAGATCAGGTCAGGATCCGTCACTCCTGGAAACTGGATGCCCTCGAAGAGCGAGGCATTGGATTCATTGTACCCGTCGTCATAGACAATGCGTTCGTCAGCCGTGAACCCATTCTTCTCGTTGACGAAGCTGACGCGCCATCCGTGTGGCTGCTGCGCATACGTGCGTTGCCCCTGGAACCCCCAAGAGTTTCTCGGCGTGAAGTGCTGGACTGGCGTATCGTTCGGTTTATCCCAGATCACCCCCCACCGCCCGTCGATAAACGTTGGGACGGCGCGGCCGGCAGCTGCGATATCTGCAATCTTATCGTAGACCGAACCGACTGTGCTCACGATCTGATTGAATTTGAAGCCCTTCGTCCTGCAATAGCTCCACCACTCTTGCAGATTGCCGATATCGATCTGGCTGTCAGGAACAGGCCGCGCATTAGCAGGCCCCTGCAGGACCAGCCGGAACAGATCCGGCGGTGACTGAGACGCACTGTTCGGCTGCCACGCAGCGCCATCGAATGCACTCACCAGCGACGTACATATCCCGTTGAGCGTGTCGATCACGCCGTTCAGCTGACCGGTCGCCTTGATCCGGATGGCAGTCAGACAAAGCGGCTTGGGAAAGGAAATGGGCGGCGCCGACTTGATCGAGCGAAGCGCAGTCCAGATGACCTTTTCCTTGACTTTGTCGCTGTTGGAATCGTCGGTGACCTTGCGGACGCGAACTTCGTACTGCCCCCGCGCCACAGGTGATCGCGCGCCAAGCCGGGAAAGCTGCGTCGATCGGCCGAAAACGAGGGTTGCAAACGGATTGAACGGTACGGTGCCGACAGGTCGGTACTCAATATCGATGCGGACGGTGTAAGCGTCAAACTCACCCGTCTCTTCATTGACAACGAAAACGCCTTCAGGCGCTGCAAAGTCGAGAGATAGCTCATCAACGTCATCGGCGGAGGTCCGGTACTGCCAACTCTCAGGCGACTTTAACTCGACCGACAGAGCCTGCTCATCGACCGTGCCTGGGTAAAGCGAGATCGGCGCTTCCCACGAATAGCCAACCCTTTGCTGAATCTCGACATCAGAGAACGACGAAATCGGAGTGTCCCCGATCTGCATCTCCGTGACGTCCATCGGACCATAGCCCCAACAGAACAGGAGCCTTAGATACTGATCGCTTCCGACCAGTTCCGTGTACGGACGAGCCGCATAAAATGGAGACTGCCTGTGGCGTCCCAGCACAACAGGGATAGGGCCGAAAGGCGCCGACTGGTTTTGCGCCCCTTGGATCGAATTAGGGGCACCTCCCGCAGTCGCGTCCGAGATCGCATCCGGCGGCCGAACGGGAAATAGCGCGTTGAGAGCCAAAGTGCCAGCTAGGATGATACCAGCAGAAACAAGCGCTGTTGCTGTCGCAGCCGACACACCAATGGCGCCAGCAACTCCCAAAACACCGGCTAACGGACCAGCGAAAACAAGCGCTGCAACGACGACAATAGCCGAAAGGACCGTGCGCCAAAGATTGCTGTTCTGTAACCGCGGGGTGAAGGTGACAGTGGTGCCAGCCTTCAACCTAACGCGAGACCAGTATCGCTCTTCGATGACATGCCCGTCGACATGAACGACAAAATCGCGGCGTAGCACAGCACCTGGCTGAAAGGCCATCGCCTCGATTAGTATCTCAGTTATCGAGAGGCCAGCTCGAACGCGGCATTCGATACGTGATCCATTAAGTGGATGCGTTCTGCCGATGGCGCGGACAGATGTATCCGGCGCCAGAACTTCGCCGACCAAAGGTGCTTTGATGAGAGCGTTCATTCATGGTCTCGATACCGATAGAAGCCCACGACCCGGTGCTTGAGCGGGCCCTCGCGATAGCGTTCAATCATGCTGGTCTCGCCGGAAGAAATGTGCAGCAGCCGGCCCGGCTCGGTGACGATGCCGACGTGTCGCGGGAAGCGGCCCTCGCGCATCAGCACGGCATCGAAGGCCTGCTCCTGCCCGGCGACAATCTCGTCCCAAGGATCGAGCTCGTCAGCGATCAGGGACGCCAGCGCTCTGCGGTCATCAGCGGTGACGTATTGATCGGAATAGGATGGCAACTCAACGCCGCGCAGATCACGCATCACGGCCACAAGCAGGCCCCAGCAATCGTATGCCGGCCCCCTGCCCTTGTCGGCATAGTCGAGGCCGACAAATTGATCGAACATCAGATAAAAAGGCCCGGGAAGTACGCGGGGCTGAAAGATCCGCTCGGGAAAGGCTCCGTCACCAGCGCATCCATGGTCAGATCGAACTGCAGAGCAGCGGCGTCATAGGTCAGGTTCGACATATCGAGCGCGGGCCAGTTCATCTCGACAGCATCGGGCTCGGAGGCCAGTACCGCTTCGATTTTGACGGACGGCGGGGAATTCACAGACCGGGCCAAAGGCACCAGGTCGCGGGTGACATTCGCAATGGTCAACTTCGACGCTGGCGGCGACTTATCCTGCTCATCTGGGATCGTGACATCGATGCCAGCATACAGATAGGTAACGCCGCGGCTGATTGTGCCGTATCGTAGCGGATCCGTGCCCAGCCGCTCAGTCGCATCCGTAGTCAGATAAATCGGCTCTGCCAGATCCGGATGAGTGATCGTCAGCAGAAAGATCGGCACCTCGCCGGAGGCCTGTCCGAATATCGCTTCACGGAAATTGAGCGACAATACCCTCACGGTAGAACCTCAAAGTTCAAGTTCGCTCGGAAGATTCCGCCAGTGACCTGCTGCCACGCAGGCTGGCTTCCCTTCGGAAACCGAACCAGCAAAACCTCGCCTATGACGGTCGGGTCAGGGAATTCGAACGGCAACGCACCACCGATGAGCGTGGCTTTGTAAAAATTCCGCAAGATGGCGATCTGCGCGCGCGTCAGCCTCATCTGCCCCGAAAGGGGGCGAACCGACGCACTTGATCGCAGTCGCGAAATCGAAGGCCCCGTGTCGGGCTTGTATTCGATTAGCCCATCCCCCTCGCCCTCGTTAAAGCCGACGATGAAGCACTGAGGCAATTCGGATGGCCAAGCATCAACCACGGATCACCTCGATGCCAGGCGACCGCGCTGAGCCAGCACTTGGCTGGTGGCGCTTCCCGGGTTTGCTGCATTCTTTGCGGTGATGGAGTCGACATAGACCGTGAGATCAAAGCCGCCAGAACCGTTGTCCGACTTTTTTGTCTGCCCCGCCCGGCTCGCATCTTCGATAAGGTTTACCGTCACACCGCCACCACCCTTGGAGCCCGATCGAGATGAAGGGATGATCATGCCGTTCTGGTTAGGCACAAACATCTCACGGCCTGTCTCGCCTACCATGTAGGCCTGCCCGGCGTTGACGGGACCGCCCGAAGCACGTCCCGGCAAGGGCCCCACGAACGAAGATGTTCCGAACCCCGGCAATTCACCACCGCCGCTGAATGCGCCGCCAAGAGCGCTCGCAATTGGCCCAGTGATTGCTTGCCTGATAGCGATCCGCGCTAGATCCGCGATAATCGCATCCGCCATGGTTTTGAAAGCATCTTTCGCACTCACGGAACCGTTGATGATGCCAAGGAACGCGTCTTCCAGAGAGTGTAACCCGCTGACAGCAGCCTCTTGAAGGTTGCGGCCCGTGTCCGCAGCCGATCGTGCAAACGCCCCCAATGGCCCGTTAGCCTGCCTGGCACGCTCCGCAGCGGCTGCGTAGGCCGTCGCAAGCTCATCAATTTTCTCTTTGGTCCCAGCGATTTCGAGCTGATTGGTCTTGCGAGCGGCGCTTTCTAGCTCGATGGTCATACGAGCCTTATCGCGCTCTTGCGCAGTCTTTCCGACTAAATCGAACTCGAGCTGAAGCATCTCTGTTGATTTGCGGACGTTCTCTTGGCTGTTCTCAAACGACTTCTTATCGGACGCAGCCTTGCTAGCGGCCCTAGAGGCCGCCCGCGCCGCATCTCTTTCTGCATCCTCGGCAGCTTTCTTGGCTTCATCGTTCGAGATCTTACGAAGTGCGCCGTCGCGTGCAGCAGCAGCAGCACGGCGCTCTTCGATGCCAGTGGCGTTTTCCAGCGCGCGGTTATAGGCCTCCTGAACCTTTCCTCGATCATCGAGCTTCGGTAGGCTCATCTTAGAAAGTTCAGCAATTGCCTCGCCGAACTTTTTGAATTGTTCGGCTTGGCCACCCACCGCCTGGCCCAGCGCTCCAACGGTTCGCTCAATGCTTCGCAGCGCGGTGTCGGCGTCACCCGCTTTCCCGGTAAGTGTCAGGAGCTCATTTGCGAGCTGCCGCACTTTTGCGTCCGTCGTGGTTCGTTCGATTTCTGAGATCGCCGTCCGCAACGCGCGCACATCCGGCGCCCCATTTCGAGCGCTTTCTCGAAATGCATCAATCGCAGCCGCAAATGTTTTGAACTTCGGAGCCGTTTCCTCGGTGAAGATGCCGGCCGCGTCACCCAACTGGGTGTAGACCGTCAGCGACGCAACGATGCTATCCGAAAGACCCTTGTATTCCTTCTGCAGCGCGCGAACGTTCTCGCGGACGAGGCTTTCAGCGACTGCCGTGCTTTCCTTGATAGGCGAAGTGTCGATTCCCTTGCCAACGCTACCGTAGGACTCGACCAGCGCCTTGATGGTCTTGTCGTGCTCATCGAGCAAGTCGTCCAGCGTCTTAACGTCTCCGCCTATTTTGGAGAAATACTCAAATGCTACACCACCCAGAGCGATGATGCCGATCGTCGCAAGGCTTAATGGGCTCGCAACAGACTGAATGGCGCCTTTAAAAAGCTCGGCAGCCCCTGCTGCACCGCGCTGACCAAGCACAGCCGATATCTGAGTGCCCTGCTGCAGGGCGACCGTAAATGGATTCTGTCCGCCTTGGAACGAGACGGCAATGTCTTGAAACTGCGCTGCAATATTCGAAGTAGCAGCTGCTACGCCCTTCCCCGTAGAACTGAACTTCTTTTCAATTCCATCCAGTTCGTCTTCAGTGGTCTTACGACCGCGCCGAAGTTCTGTTTCAAACTTCTTGACGTTCGCCTCCAGGGAGACGACGAGGCGCTCAAGGTCGGTTGCCATAGAAAATCCTTGGTGCGCTCATGGGCTGGTCTGCAGCCAGTCCCAGATATCGTCGGCCTCTTGGCCGGATAGTCCGCTGCCGTTCGATTTCGTGGCGAACAGAGCGAAGAACTGCCACATCGACATGGCGTCGATCTGCTGCGGCGAGAAACCTAAGCTGCCGCCGGACCCGTAGACGGCTCCGAACCGGATCTTTCCGTTGGGGAGGTCGTCGATGCGCTCTCCTCCGGATTCGGAGCTCCTGATTTTTTTTCGATCTGCTCCTCGGGCGCGCCGAAGATGCCAGCCTTCATGATGACGCAGGCCACCAGAAGGTTTTCGATCGGCGGCCGGGCCTCGACGTAGGTCCGGACCTTAGTCATCGCCTCGGCGGGCTTCATGCCGCCGCCGATCAAGCCGCAGCGGATGACGTTGCTGATCTCTGCCAGCCGCCAGGTTCGATCTTCGAGACGCGCAAGAATGACGAACGGACCGGCGTCGCAAGCTTCCTGAAGCATGGCGATCTCGCCCCAGCCCAGACGGAAATCATACGTTCCGTCTGCCCAGTCGAGTGTGAGGAGCGCGTTGCGGCTCAAGGCGTAACGGCCCGCACCAGTTCGCCATCGCTCTGGAGCTCGACGTTGGCGGTGACGCGACCACCTTGCTCGGCGCCGGCCGTGAAGGTCGCGACGTGCATCAGGCCCGTCCATGTGATTGTCTTGGAGGGGAACTCCACTTCGATCTTCACTGGAACGCTCTCGGAATCTTCCCAGGCATCCAACCAGGTCTCGACGGACTGAGATGCCATCACGCCCTCGCCGGAGACCGAGGCCGAAAGGCTCGAGGCATCGCGGCCGACCCAGGCCACAGCGTCAGGATCATCGCAATCGGGCAGATTGACGTCCGTGAGGTCCTTGGTCAGCGTCAGCGACTTCGAAGTGAAGCCGCAAGGCGCAGTATAGACGATCGGATCAGCACCATCGCCGATCAGGACGCGAAATTTACCGAAACGAGCAGTGATGGGCGGTGCCATGGCGGCCTCCTGGTTGAATTAGGGCTGTTCGACGAAAGCGACGAATTCGACAGCTGCGTGGTTGGTGACGCCGTCCGGATCTCTGAGATTGCGAGTCTGGCGATGCTCAATCGACACCAGTGCATTCGCTGACAGAGGCAGGTCAAAGCCGTGCAGCGCGGCCCTCACCTCTTCCGAGACCCGTTTGACCTCTGGCAATCCCTTCGTGATCGACCACGCATCAATTTGAATGGTCACCTCGTACCCGGTGATGCAATCGGCATCATCGGAGACGACTTGATCGGGCCCCAGCGATACGTAAGGCAACGCTGCGTCACTCGGCACGTCGTCATAAACACGCGCGCCGACCAGTGCGGACAGAGGGGCATAGGCTTTGAGCCTGGCGATGATGGCGCCTTGCAGTTCCAGAGAGACGCTTGTCACTCGCTGGCCACCTTCTTTGCTGCCTTGGTCGTCGCTCTTGTGATGCGAGACTTCACGCGCTTTTTGAGCGCACGATATGCGGGGTAGAAGAACGGCTGCGAGCGCGTCCCGGGATGCAGCGTGCCAGCGAACTTGCCGCCATTGACGTGCGGCCGCGTTCCGAATTCGATTAGGTGGGCGTAGCGAACCTTCGTATTGCCAGCAGAGATACGCACGGTCAGATCAGGATCGCCGGCGCCGCCAGTCGCATTGAGGGACGAGTACCGCTCGCGACCGCCGCCCCAGGTCTGCTTAATGCTGTCGCGCAGCTCGCCGGACTTCACCGGCGCCAGGCGCTTCTGCATGTCGGTGATTTCGTCAGCGCCCTCAGCCAGCGCCTGCTTGATTGCCGACCGGACTTCGGCCGGCAGCGCTGCCATCTTCGCCAGCAGCCTTGCGCGGCCTTCGATCTTTGACATGGATGCCTCCGGTTTTCGCCTTGACGATCGCAGCAACCGCAGCTTCCGGAACGCGCTGATAGGTCCGGCCAGCGAGGTACGCGATGATGACTCCAGAGCGCGGGCGGTAATCGAAATTGGTCGTCATGGTGACAGTTTTCACGATGGCGTTCCGGACTGGCACAGCAGCTCGAGCCATGCGCCGCCATCGTCGGGATCGATGATGGATCGGATGGCGTATTCGGTCCCCTCACGCGCGTCGCGGGCGCGCCAATCCGGTTTGATTTGGACTGTCTGGGAGCTCTGCCGCACCGTGATGTTCACGGTATTCTGGCTTTGCAGCCGAGCCGCGAGAACGGTCTCTCCGCCGAGCTTTGGCGCCACCTTCGCGGAGGTGACGAACTGCTCTACCCAGCCCGCCTGCGTATTGCCGAAGCCATCGTCCACATCCCCGGGACGATCCCAGGCAATGCGATGGCTGAGCTCGCCCGCCCTCGCCATGGTTACTTGGTGACGCCCGGCGCTTGGATCGCCACATTCAGCACGGTCGCCGACGCCGCCATGCCCAACATGCAGACATTCTCGCCTGCTCCGAGGTCGGCCGCCGGCTGAATGCCGCCGGGCGTCTCGCTGAGATAGTACGGGTCGCCCGCAACGAGTGTCGCGCCGATGGTGACCGGGCCGCCGGTGCAGACGGCGAGCGGCTGGTTCAGCGCTGCGCCGTTAAGAGCGACGCCCCCTGCCTTCTTGGCCTCGGCAGTGGCGGAATTGCTGTCGGCCAGCATCCACTTCTTGGTGGCCGAGGACAGGTACACGGCCTTGCCGGCGGTGATTGCCTCGCCGGCTTGGCCGGACGTTCGCGACGCGCTGGGGTCGGCGACGACGGACGCCGCAGTGATGGTGAGATCGGCCATGGGTGCTCCTAGATGCTGAGGACGCGGTAGGGCGAAAGAAGGCTGTCGATCGTGGCGCGGTAGCGGTCGGACTCTTCGACGCCGTCGTAAATGGTCTGCACGTGCAGCTTGATCGCCGTCTTCAGGTTGCCAAGACGGGCATCGTCGGCGGGCAGCCCTGCCGTGCAGCGAATGCGGAGGGAATCGCCCGAATACCAGCCCGCAAGCGTTACCAGCTGCGGCGCGAAGGTTTCCGGCCGATCGATCCGATAGCTGGCGGCATCGATCTCGACGTCGGCGCCGGCCGTATCCCGGTAAACGACCGATATGTCTTCATCGGTGTCGATCGGCCCGAACAGCCGCAGCGGAAAGCGGTCGCAGGACTCGACCTCGATCTCGATCTCCTGGGCCGCGACGGGCCTGCCGAGAATTCCGATTTCGGCACTTTCGAAGCCTGCCTGGGCCGCTGCGACGAGCGCCTCGATCTGGTCGTCATCGTCTTCATGATCCACGCGCAGATGCGCCTTGATCTCCTCCAGGGAGACCGCCGGCTCTTCGGGCGGGGTGATGACGAAGTAGCGCATCAGGAGCCCACGATGGCAGTGGTTGGCAGGGACGTCGCCGCGGTCGATACGCCGGCATTGGTCGCGGTCACGGTGCACGTCATGGTGCTTCCGACGTCAGCAAGAAGGAGAACGCGCGTCGATGCCGTGGCTCCGGCAATCGCGACCCCGCCGCGATTCCACTGGTAGGCATAGGTCGGTGAATTGGTCCAGGTGCCGGACGAACAGGTGAGCGTCTGCCCCTGCGTCTTGGTGCCGGAGATTACGGGAAGCACCGAATTGATCGGCTTCTTGTTGGCGGCATCGACCGCACGTCGGTAGGCCGCCTTGCCGCGGGACCTTTGAATGGATCCGCCCATGTCAGCGGCCCTTCTTGGTGCGCTGAACGGCGCCAGCCTTGTTCAGGGCCTCGGGCGCTTTCTTGTTCAGCGGTGCTGGGGCCGCCTTCTCGTTTTGAAACGCGACGACGCCAGCCTGCTGAAGGCGCTTTGCGTCATCGTCGGGGTATTCGGCAACAGCACCGATCGGCTGGCCGTCCAGCGGCCGAAGCAATTTGACTTTCATCGCGCAAATCCCTTGCGAAAGAGGAAGAGCAGGAGGCCGAAGCCTCCCGCCCGATGGCGTTACACGCGGCCGAGATCGCCGTAGACGAGCGCGGCCGGACGGTAGATGGCGAGAGCCAGCCGCTCTTCGGCACGGATCGTGACCTTGTTCTTGATGAAGTTGTCCTGATCCTCGGTCGAGACTTCCACCGTTGCATCCTGACGGTCGAAGATCTGGGCCGCGAGATCGAACGCGCCGACCAGTGCCTTGTCGACGGTGATCGCCTGGGTCTCGACCACCGGCAGACCCCAGAGACGTTTCTGGATCGTGCCCTGCGGGTCGCCGATCAGGTAGCCCCCGGCGGTGTCCTTCGACATCTCGATCGCCGCCATGTCGATCGGGTTCATGACGATGCCGTTGGGCGGAAACTCGGAGAGCGCCACCTGCAGGATCATCAGGCGGAGCACGTCGACCTGCGTCGAGGCACTCAGGCTGCCCGGCGCCGCGTAGGCGGTCGCGTTGGTGATCAGGCCCGACAGGTTCTGGCCGGAGCCGGAGCCGGTCAGCAGCTGGGTCTCCTCGACGTAGGCCAGGCCATAGCGCAGACGCTGGTCGATCATGGACCGCAGGCCGGGCGCATCGGCAAGGATCTGTACCGAGGCGCGCATCCAGTGGGCGATCGTGCGGACCGTCGCCGTGGCGTCTTCCGTCTGCAGCTCCGACTGCGGCTTGGCGGCGCCTTCAGCCACCGGCGCCGCGCTGTTGGTGAACACCTTCTCGCGATCGTATTCGATCGAATTTGAGTTGGTCTGGCCCTGGGCCAGCAGAGCGCGGACAGTCATGCGACGCTGCGGCAGCATGATTGGGGTGGCGAGGCGCTGCGACTGCACCATGCCGCCGACCGAACCGGCCGCGTCGGTGGTGAGAGAAGTGATGTCCTTCACTTCAACAATGTGGCGACCACGCGGGCGGGTCTGGGCCGCGAAAGCCTTGAAGCCGGCATCGTTGACCAGACGCTCGCCGGCGGTCTGGACGTGATCGCCCTGCTCGCCACGTCGGGCCAGCTTCTGCTCCATCTCGTCGAGCCGGGACTTGGCTTCGTTCATGCCGGTCAGGGCCTGGTCGGCCAGTTCCTTGGTGGTGGCGCTGGCAGCGACGCCCTTCTCGGCCTCGGCGAGCGCCTTCTCGGCGATCTCCTTGACCTTGTCATGCTTGGTGTTGAAGTCGTTCTTGAACTCGAGCGCGAGTTCTGCGGCGGTTTTGTCCGTCATGGGGTATCTCCTGGCTGTGAAAAAGGCGGGCTTCAGCCCTGCAAGGCCCGCAGGAATGCGAGGCCATCGTGAGCCGCGGCAGCAGGATCCCCCTGCCCCTTCAGGTGGAGGCGCGCGGCGCGCTCCGCCTGCGAGTTCGTCAGGCCCAAACCCTTGAGCCACGTTTCGAACTCGCGTTCCGTCAGCCGGTCCCCGGCCTTCAGACGTTCCATCAGGTCGTGCGCAGCCTTCGCGGCCTTGACGCTCTGCACGACCGCATTCTCGTTGGCGGCTACCGACACGACGCTGACCTCGATCAGGTCAAGCTTGTCGAGGGTCCAGACGCCGGACTCGGTGTCGACGGTGTATTCCTTGATGCGGTAACCGATCGATAGACCGTCGATGTCGCCGGCCTTGAGCAGGGCGTGAGCCTCGCGACCGCGCTGCACGTCCATGTTCAGCTTGCCTTTCAGCAGCAGGCCGTGGTCGTCTTCCTTGGCGTCGAGCCACTTGCCGATCGGCTCCGCCGAATTGTGCTGCCAGAACAGCTTCGGCATGGTGCCTTTCGCTTTGTGGCTTGCCAGGCTTTCCTCGTAAGCGCCTTCGGCGATCACATCGCCATAGGCATCGGGCTCACCGCCGAACGTGCTGCCATAGCCCTCGAACTCGCCGCCATCCTTGAGCGACTTGATCTCCAAAACCGGCGCTGTTTTTTTGTCCATGATGTTCACCTAGGCGGATGGAGTTGTCGGCGCGGGCTTGGGTTTGATCGCATCGGCGAGCGGAATGTCCTGCATCTGCACGGTCACCACGTCGCCACCTTCGATCGGCGGCAGGTTTTCGAGTGCGCGGCACTCGTTGCGCGTCGCGATGCCCATGCGGATCGCCTTTTCGTAGGCGTTGTAGCGGGCCTCGGTGTCACCGCGCAGCAGCGCATCGAAGTTGAATTCGATCGTGATACCCTGCGCGCGGCGCTCCGCGAGCGGCACAAGCTGTTTCAGCAGCGCCTGCTCGATGCGCTTGATGCGCTTGCGGAGCGTGAATTTCTGGAAGCCGAGCACGTCGACTTCCTTGCCGGTGCCCCAGTTGGACGAGGCGTCACCGAAGCCGACCATCCCAGGCGGAATGCCGAAGATGCGGCAGATTTCTTCGCCGCTGAATTTGCGGCTTTCCAGCATCTGGGCATCGACCGGATTGATCGTCAGCTGCGACCAGGTCAACCCCCCGTCGAGCACCATCGGAAGCCCCTGGCGGATCGACCCCATGTACTTTTCGGCCAGATGCTTTTCGAGTGCATCCCGCTGGGGCGGCGAGAGCTTCACTTCCGGCTTGGTGGAAAGGATACCACTCGGATTTACGCCATTCTCGAACATGGCGCTGGCCGCGCCGTCGGCAGCTATCGCGTCGTCAAAAACGTTTCGGCAAACAGAGAGCGTCGACGTGCCTGAAAGTGCGTTGCCGATCGGACCGCGGATATGCAGGACATCGTCCCCCGGCTTAACCGATTGGACACCGTTCTCCGTCCACTCGTACTGCAGATCGCCGCTATCCAGGCGGCGGACCTTCATGAGATCGGGCCGCACCGGATGCAACGCATTCAGGACGCCGTTGCTGCGCTTCTCCATGACGGCGTAGGCGTTGCCGTAGAGCTCAATGCTGGCAGCCATCACCTCCCAGAAATCGACGGCCGTCTGGTCATAGTTTGGGCTGTCGTGAAGCACGAAGTACAGCGGATGATCCTTCGCAACGGTGCGGATTCCGTTGGCATCTGTGCGGTAGACCATCAGCGGCAGCGACGAAATCGTGCCGGCGATCAGCTGCACGCACGCCCATGTCGCTGACAGCCCCAAGGCCGCGCTCGCATGTCCAGCCCGCGAGTCGCGATAGTCGGCGACCGTCACCTGGTTGGTGGTGAAGTTGCTGCCGTTCTCGGTCGAGACAAGGCGCCCGCCGCGGTAGACCTCGACATCCTTGGCACCGTCCAGCCGCAGCAAGCGAGACAACCAGCTCATGCGTAACTCGCGATCCAGGCGTCGGCGTCGAAGCCCTGGGGATTCCAACTCATCAGAATGGCCGCCTGAATCAGCGCGATCAGCGGGTCGATCTTGGCCGATCCTGAAACCTGTTTGGTCACCATCACGGCGTTCCCGCTCCGAACGATTTTGGCATTGCCCGCGCACCACGCCATCATGGCCTGGTCGCAGTGGGTGAAAGTGTTGTTGTCCAGCTTCAGCTCGAGGCCCCAGACGCCTGGCGCGAGTGCCGGGCCCTGGCGAAGCCGCTTGATCTGTTCCGGCTGAATGCCGGCTTCGTCCAACGCCTCGAACATCGCCGCTGCATTGTTCGGGTCGATGCCGAATGCATCCTTTGACGGCAGCAGTCCGGAGGCCACGACCTTTGCGACGAACTCGGTGAACTTCGCCTGGCGGGCGGGGCCGTCCGCCGTCGTCAGGGACCCTTCATCTTCGAATTCCGCCAGATGGGCCGCGATGTCCTTGCGCCGCTCAGCCACCTTGGGATCCGCGAAGGCATGGCCCCAGGCCATCCATTGCCGCGTTTCCCTGTGACGCCCGATCACCGCGAGGGCCATCAGATCGTCGAGCCCGCCGCCGTCGCCGCCCATGGTGACCACGTCCGACTGAGCGAGGATGGCATCCAGCGTCAACTCTGGATCGCCGCGCGCTTCCCAGAACTCGGCGCCGCGCCAACCATCGTTGGAGATGCCGACGCCGATCTCGATATTGAGATGCTGCGAAACCCAGATCTGCTCGGCTTCGCGGTTGACCTTGCCGTTGTTCTCGTAGTCGTCGGACAGCTTTTGCGGGTCGATCGACCGGCCGAGGTTCGGCAGCAGCTGCGACCAGTTGTCGACGTTGCGCCAGTAGTCCTGATCCCGCTGCAGCGCCTGCGGATATTCATACAGCACCGGCAGCATGATCGGATTCTTGCCGCCGACGCCGTCGCGGATCGACCGCGCCTTCAGCAGTTCAGTCTTCCAGATCCCTGCCGGCGCCTCGTCCGACTGGGTGGTGATCATCAGCACCTGGCCGCCTTGCATCGTGATGCCGCCGCCGCGGATCTGCTGCATCACTGCCGCAGCCTTGGCCTTCTTGCCGATCTCGTGCAACTCGTCGATGATCGTCAGGATCGGGATCTCGCCGGTGACGATCGAAGTGTCGAACGTCTTCACGTTGAGCTGCGTGCCGGTCTTGATGCGCGAGATGCACTTCAGGTGATCCTGAACCTTGAAGATCTTGTCGAGGCGGGCGTCGAGCCGGATCATTCCCTGCGCCTGCTCGAAGCACCGCTCCGAGATGTTCTGGCTGGGCGCGACAATCAGCATCTGCTGGTTCGGCGCTTCCTCCATGAACAGCGCAGTGAGGCCGAGTGCTGCAACATAAGTAGTCTTCGAATTCTTCTTCGGCACCATGCAGAGCAGCTCCCACACGAGCCGACGCTTGGTCACTGGATCCTCGCTGGCGAGGAACGCACACAGGATGTCGCGGAACCAGTCGCCACAGGCTTCCGCAAGTGCCGGGTTGCCGGGCACGTCGGGCAGACGCAGCCGGTTGAAGAACGCCAGCGCCTTGATCGCCTTCGCCTGGTTCAACGGGACGCTGGCCATCGGCGTTTCGCGGCGCTGGATCTTCTCCCACCAGTCCGGACAAGCGAACCGCGGCAGCGATTCAGTTGACAGCATGTTGGGCCGAGGCCTCTTGCTCCAGCTCGGCCATCAGGTCAGCATCGGCATCGGCGGCCATCTGCTTGTCGACCACCTTCTTGCCGACGCGCTCCGGTGCGGCCTTGTCGGCCGGCGGCGCCGAGGCCATGAAGCGCTCGGCCTCCATCCGGTCGTTGCGCTCCATCAGCTTCCCGAACTCCTTGAGCGCGCCGACGTTGCCGCCCTCGGCCAACTCCCACGCCAGTTCGAGGCGGCGCAGCTCCAGCCGATCGCGCGCGACCTGCTGCTGACGCAGCTCATAAAAATAATGCTTGTGCAGCGTGGGCAATGTGACGCCGAGCGCCGTGGCGATCCGCGTAGTTGACCAGCCGAGCGCCAGCAACATGCTGACCCTGTTACGAGTTCTGACCGTGACCTCATGTAGGGGCCGGCCGCGCTTCTTGGGCGCGTCGATCCATGGGTTGCCGAAGAGGTCAAAAATCGCGTCCACGGTAAAAAAATCCCCGAATGAGTCACACACCGGTCCGGGCTGAAAGAGCTTGCAGACTTTCGAACCGCCCCCCCCCTAGTGCCAGACGCCTCGCTGATGCAGCGTCGCCTGCTCTTCGCGCTGCTTGTCGCGATCGTGGCAGCCCTTGCAGAGGGTCTGTAGGTTGTTCTCGTCCCAGAACAGCTGCTGATCACCGCGGTGAGGCTTGCGATGATCACACACAAGCAGTGAGGTGTTGCCCTCAAGCTTGCCGCATCGCTGGCACTGGTACAGATCACGAAGGAAGATGCTCAGCCGAAGCGCAGCCCATCTGGCTGTCTTGTACCAAGCACGCCAAGGCGGCGATGCGCGGCTACCCTTGGTGTTCACTGTGAGCCTGCCAAAGGCCGCCTGCGCTGGAGACCACCTACAGCGCAGGCGAAGTCTAGGGAGGAAACGCCCAAGGAGGGCAACGATAGCGCAAGCGCTACCGCACACCTATGCACGCAAAAGCCCGGCACATGGCCGGGCTTTGGTGGAATCGTTCCGACTTCCCTAAGAGCTGACGAGAGCCCGAGGGATGCGCCGCTGCCCGTGTCTGGCAACCGTGAAACCGTAGCTTGCACCGGTCGGTGCATTCTCCGGCTCAACCTGACCCTCTTCGAGTTCGACAGGGGTCATGCGCGAGAAGACGTCTACAAGGACACTGAGTCGGCCACGAGAGTCCAGCCTTTCAATGCGCCCGCAGAAATAAGCGAAGGGTCCATCCACAACCCTGACAAGCTGTCCAGCCTCGAACATGCGCTTGCGCTTGCTCAGAGGAACATTGCCGATCGCTTCCATCCGCCTGATCTGCTCGACGCCCTGAGGCCCGTCAGGCCTCAAACGCATGAAGAACTCGCCGAAGGTGACAAAGCCGATGACGCCATCGATATGCCTAGAGATCATCCCGGCATCGTAATCTGGAATCAGGATCAAGCCCGGGAAGAGCGGCTTGCACACCTCGCGCTTCCTTCCGCGAAACACTTCAGTCCGCTTGATCTGCGGCGAATAGCCATCGATACCACGCCGCTCAAGCGCGCGCATGACGCTCGGGTCTTTGCCAGGCCTGATCTCCAGCACATACCAAAGACGGGCAACCGGCTTCTCAAGGACCGCGTTCCGTGCACATAGATCAACCATGCCGACATGGTCTCCAATCTTGTATTCATGCACCATCACGCGCTCTCTCCTTGACCATCCACGTAGACCTTGCCGTCCTTGCTGGGTGGCCACGGCCATGGCGCATGCGAGCCCTCCGCCATGCGGCGCCGAGTGCCGAGCATCAGGTTCTCGTCAATGAAAGCTTCCCAGGCACCCGCCTGCTGTCGATCGAGCGTGATCCAGTCCTCGCGTGGCGGCGCCTGAGCCAAGGCCAGCAGCCGCGGCGTTACGGGCTTGAGGTGACGCACTCCGCCATCGGCAGCACGCATCACGGTGCGCAGGAAGTCGAGCGAGCCAACGATGCCATGCAGCGCCGTGATCGCTTTGGCCTCGACCGTATCGACCGCAAAGCTTGAGCTCACTGGCTTGTCCGCCTCAGCCTTCGCCGCCAGCAGCGTCCAGCGTCTCTGCTCGAGGTAATTCCAGCCCGCAGGGACGCGATCACGCTTGAGGCGCTTCAGATCGGCCAGAAATGGGCCGATGCCGTCGAGGGCAGCAACGCGTTCTTCGTCGCTAAGCGATCCTGCGGCATACGCGGTGCGCTGTCGGTCGTCGGCAGCGGATGTGGGCCAGCGCTGTTCGAACGCGACAACGAACTTTGCTACCTCGTCATGCGCGCGCGCGTCTCTCTCACGTTCAATAGGGGGACGTTGTAAGGGGACGTTCTTGGTGCCCACGTATGTATGGGCACCCCGTGCCCGCTCTGGGTGGGCACCCGGGTGCCCATCTATGGGCAGGGGTGCCCGCTGGTGGGCACCCCCCTCCCCGGATTCCGATAAGGATTCGCTATCGTCGGCCGAAGCCGGAATGACGACATCGTCACGGTCGAGGATCACCCGATAAGCGAACGATTGGCTAGGCTGCGTGCCCTCATCGGCGTCCGCCTCGCGCCGCCGCATCTGCACCCATCCGGCCTCGTAAAGTCGCTCCAGTGAGCGCTGCAGCGTGGCCCGGCCGCACTTGATCTCGCGCGCCATCTTGACCTGGCTGCGCCGACACCAGCCGAGGTCGTCGATATGACGGCCAAGCAAGCACAACACCTGCAGGTCGCGCGGCTCCAGCGTGTCGTCTGTGACTGCGCCGGCCGGAATGATTGAATAGCGGGGGCCGCTCATTGTGGTCTCGATGTGATGCTAGGAAACTGGACGCACACGCTGCTTACAAAGTCGGTCAGACGCTCGGCTCGGGCGGATCACAGGTTGGCGTGAACTCGCAGACGATCCGCTCGGCATCCCGATAAAATTCGGTCCAATATCGCGATCGAGGACCTTCGACTTCATGCCGGCCGACCTTGGTGATGCCGCAACCGTTGAGACAAGTTCGCTCGCTCTTGTGCGGGAAGCGCGTGGGCTCACCCCAGCGATGACGCGACCCGCTCATGCCGGCACCGGCGGCGACAACAGTCGCTCCACGATGCGGTCTTCCGGCATCCGCTCGAATGCGCCACGCTCTGCCGCAAGCACCAGGCGATCCACCCATTGGTCGGGCATGACGAGGACCGGGCGCTCAACGCCATCGACCACAACAAGCTCAGACCGGACCTCGCCAAGCTCCCGGCCGTCCTTGACCAGACGGCACACCACGCGTGAGATCGCGAGACTGCGCTCGTCAGCGCGCGCGATCATCTGCAGCAGTGCCATGGTCGATCCCTCCACCATCACGCGCGCCCTCGAAGATCGAGCGCGCTGCGCCCCGGCAACGGGTCCCCGAGCAGCGCAGCCGTGATGGATGATGGCGTGGTCGCCTCACGCGCGGCACGATCAGCCAGCTGCGCAGCGCTCGCGAGGCCCGCGATCGGCAATTGGAGATTTTCGTCCCGCTCTGCCCACAACGCTTTGCGTGATGACGGTGTCAACGAGCGGGCATACTCCTTAAATTTGAGCCGAACTCCCGAGATTGGACGCTGCAGGTGGTCAGCAATCGCCCGAAACGGCTGGCCGTTTCGCGCCATTGCAACCATCTCGTCAACCTCGTCCTTGCGCCACAGAACGCCGTTCGCCATCACCTGACCTCCGAAAGAGGTCCAGCGGGGCAGCCTTCAATCGCGCCATCGGCAAGCGCAGCGACAGCCCAGGTCTCATCGCGTCGCATTTGCTCACATCGAATATCGCCAGCGACCGCGGCGTAGCCCGAGCCGTCGATATAATCATCAATATTGAACGCACCCGCGTAGCGCCGCGCGACCTTCAGAATTTCCATAAGGCACGCAACATCGTGCGCATCGAGCGGCCGCATCGTTGCCTTGCCCATACCGCGCAGCGCGCCGTTCCACATGTCCGCAATACGCTGATGGTTGTCGGTCTTGTTTCCGTGGGTAAGTTCACGGTCGCCGCCGACCAAGCCGGCAGCAGCCGTCGCAATCTCAGACGCCTTCATTCAGATTCTCCATGAGATCGATCAGCCCGCCGATGGGGCCCGAGGGCTCGCCATCAGCATTGCGAGTAATGGCGTGGCGGATGGATTGGATCGGCACGCCATACTGCAAAGCCAGGCTGAGCAGGACCGCGGAATCCCGCGCCAAAGTTTCGGATTGTGTTCCGGATTTGGCGCAGTTCAGAAAGACTTCCGAGATTGGCGCATCTGGATGAGCGCGGCCGAGGCCGACGATGTAGTCCAACCCCCAATGGCTGAACGTAATCGTCTCGTGCATGCGACGTGCGGGCAGCGGCGTCCGGCTCATTGCGATACCTCGCTTGCTACGTCGCAGGATGTCAGAAATTCAGGGATGTCGATTGCGTCGGCGGATTGAGCTTGATTACCCCAAGCGTCCCACCCCTCCGGCAACGGGTGCTCATCATCGACGCGCGCGAATAATTCCAGCACCGGCAGCCCGCCAGTCATCGTCTGAATCATGTGGCGGTAATAATCAGGTTTTCGCGAGTGCTCGCGTTTCCGCTCACGATGATTGCTATTGAAGATTTCGTCGCGCGCCGGCTTGGGAAGTCCGCGGCCACGCTTGAAGAGCAACAGCAATTCATCCTGATCGCGGACGATGATGCCGCCGCCGATATCGTCGGGATGCTCTTCGTCGTTCTTTGTCCAGACGAAGCATGTGGAGTAGCCATCGCAGCCAGCAGCGCGCGCTACTGCCCAGGCCAGCGGCAACTTGACAGCGCGCTCGATGACTTCCCCGTCATCAGTCTTGAATTCCATCGGCACCGGATGCAGAGCCAGCAGATGCGCGCGCGGAATCCAGAGAAACACCCACGCATCGGGCAACAGCAGTTCGCCCACCCTGGTCATCAGACCGAGGATGTCATCCCACGACATGGTCGGGTAATGGTTCTCGTATGAGCGATTGGTGACGCCCTGCTTTCGATGCCAAGGAGGATCGATATACGCACAGGGATATAGCCGCCCTTTTGGTAATTCGGCCGCCTTATCGCTCAACTCCCGCGCAAGCTGGCGCCGGCTTTCGCGCTGTTCGCTTTCGGAATCGACTTTCAGAATGTCGGAGACGATTGGGCCACCAGCCGCGGCCCTTTGCTCCATCATGACCATCAGCGCTTCGAAGCGAACATCGCCCAACCGAGCGATCTTCTGTGCTTGCGCAGACAGCTTGCGATCGATCCCGACCTCTTCGAGGGTGATACGAGAGTATTGTTCCTCTTCGGCACATTTCTTTGGTGGCTGCCCACGGCTGATCTGGCCGTTTTCATTAGCCTCGATGAGCATCTCGCCAAGTCGCTTACCAGCACGTGCCTTGATTTTCGCGGCGTGAAGCTGCAGATCGCGGTCCTTCAACTGGCGACCGTAGATGCGCATTGCCTCCGCCTTGCTGCGGATCTGCATCACGTCATCCACTGCAACGGCTTCCCCGAGAAGACGGCAAGCCTCATCATACTTGATGATTGCGCTCATTCTGGCCCCCGGGCCGCGCGACGCATCAGATCGATGACGACTTCAAATTCGACATCGCTGAGATCGTCATAAATGGGATCAGCTGTCCGCGCTCGCGCTCGCATCGCCGCCGGCGCAACGGATCGGTCATCGCCAAGAATGAACAGATGGATGATCGCGTGATGGTTTGGACATAACCAAACGAACTCATTGTCCGGATACTCGAAGCCCCGGTCATACTGTGTTGTAAGCGGCACAACATGATGCGCTTGGGCTATGCCTCTGAACCTTCCGCACACACAGCAGGGCTCACGCCTCCCCGGCGTGAAAAGGCGGCGGGCTGCGGCTATCCATGAATCTCTTTCGATCCGCGGAGCAGCGTTTCTCCGCTCCACGAGGTCAAACAGATAAATAATCCACTGAATATCAGCGTCATCTTCAGACATTGGGATGATCCCTGTTGGTCGAGGCACCAGCGCTCGTGTCCGTTCTCACGATCGGAGGCGCAGCGATCGCATTGCCGATGGTGTCGTCCAGGACTTGGGCGCGCAAAGCGGGATTGAGGCGCAGGCCTGCGCGAATGAATGCGGCCCCGATACGCATGGACGCTTCTGGCGTCATGCCGAGCCGAACGGCGTTGCCCTTCTTGTCGCTCCCAAATACCCGCACCACAGCTAGATCGGCATCGACGGTCAGCAGCATGTCGCGGTCCAGCAACGCCACCCGCTCGCGACAGATTTCAATTTCTTCTGGCCCCGCCTGATCCGAGATTCTTGCCAGCACGCCCTCGCTCATGCGCAGTCACCGCGATCGAGAGGACCAGACGGCAGGCGCGGCAAATCACCGAACGGCGCCGCATACGGGTCGCGCGGACGATCGAAGGGCCAAAGGATGGTGGCGACCACGCCAGCCAGGCCGAGAGCCGCGATTGCAGCAGCGAGAATCCATTCGAACATCACATGGCCCTCGCCAGTCGGAGAAAATCGTCGCGCGAGGCGGCAAGCGAATTGTCCGAACCGGGCGGACGCTCCTTGGAGGGCAACCGCCCGCCCGGCTCGGTCGCCGACGGCCGTGACCCCGCCGACGAAGCTGAATTCGGTGATGTCGCAGGAGCGCGGGAGCCCGTCATTCGTGGCCTCCCTGAGCGTCAAGCTCGAACGACCGCGCCAGCCGAGCTGCCGCATCTTCCGAAATCGTCAGACGCTTCTCAGCAGCCGACGCCCGGATCTGCTCATAAAGAGAATCGTGAATTCTGAAGGCCAGCACCGGGCGCCGAAGACCACTGCTCGGACGGCCAGGCTTGTTTTTGTTGATTGGAGCGCAGGAGATGGTCATCGGCCAAGCGTCCGCTTCAGAGCTTCATCGACGCGGCGTTGATGCTCCGCTGCCTGGTCACTTAGCGCGATGACGTCGACCACTTGGCGGCGGCGGGCATACCAAGCGGCACGCTTGGGGGCCGCGTCCATGATCGCCGCGTGAACCTCATCACCGAATTCGGATTGTAGAAGAGCGGTCTGCCCTTCGATATTCAGGCCGAGCGTCCCGTTCAGCAACTTCAGGCAGCTCGGCTGCGGCCGCTGCAGGATTGCTGAAAGCGCCCATGCGGCGTCTTTCGCGCTGACGTCAAAGCGCAAAATCTCGCGCATTTTCAACATCACCGGACAAATGTGAGTCACGTTCGTGATTTTCTGACTCACATTCGTGACACGCGCTGATTTGGCCTGAGCGCGGGACTTGGCTACCACTCGCGTCATGAATTCACCTGTTGAGAAAGCAACGGATCATGGGGTGCTGGAGTCGGGACATGCATCGCAACCAGCGAGTCGAAGGTGATCCCGTCGAGGCCACGTTCGCGCGCGGCCTCAACGAGCTTCGGCCAATACCGAACCGGGATGGATGATCGGCGCCGCATCTCGGACGCAGTCGAGAGATTGAGGCCCAGGGCGACTGCGAAGGCGCTCGTGCCAGAGAACCCCGCGAAGATTTCATCGATCGTGTTCATGCACGCATGCGTACATGATTCGTGTTCGCTAAACCAACATTATTCGTGTTTACACGTTGTGTGAAATTGTGCTTATGAGCGAACTTGGCGATCGCCTGAAAAAGGCACGAGAATCAGCGGGATACCCGTCTGCGCGAGCAGCAGCAGTCAAAAAGGGCTGGAAGATATCAACATATTCTGCACACGAGAACGGTCAGAATGACTATGGCCCCGATGATGCGCAGAGGTATGGCCGCGCCTTCAAGGTCACAGCCGGCTATCTGCTCACCGGCGAAGGGGCCCCTCCCCGCGGTGAACTTTCTCGCGTTGCGCCTGGCCAAGAATTCGCCCCTGACGCCGACGGCGGAGAAAGTCCGATCACAGAGCTTGATCGCCCGTTTCCAGATGCCCTCCCTCAGATGGTTGGAAGAATCGGCGGCGGCTCGACGGGCGCCGTCATTACGATTGATGTCGGCGATATGCAGTCTCGAGAAGAAGTGGGAGAGTGGTGGCGCATACCGCCAGGCGTTTTGCGGGGGCTTGCGCGGGCAGACGTCGCACGAACTGTCGGCTTCGCAATGGACGGCGACAGCATGGAGCCCACGATCCAGCGCACAGATATTGTCTTCATCGACACCGGCCGACAGCGCATGGAGCCAGACGGAATTTGGGCGCTGGACTACGGGCTAGGTAGGACCCTCAAGAGGGTTTCAGTTGAGCGCGCCGACGGTCAGACGCGGTACGTACTCAAATCCGACAACAAAGCCTATCCTGATCAAGCGTTCGACCCGGAGGAAGTGACCATTTTCGGCAGGTACGTCGGGCGGTTCTCGGTATTTTGACCGTGTACATATTTTGTGTTGACTGAACGAACACGATACGTGTACGTTTCACGTGGAATGATTCACGGGAGATGTACACGATGGCACGACGATCAACCTGCAACCGCCTGCCCGGCGTAACTAGCACCCTTCCCCGCTCCATCACCATCAGCGCGCTGATCGACAGTTCGACGGTCGGCCCGCGTGACCGTCTCTCGGACGGGGCCGCCGTCAAGCAGATGGCCGACGACATGCGCAGCTTCGGCCGCGACTGTGTCACGGACCTCGACCTCAAGAACCTTGGCTGGAAGGAAGAGCAGATTAAGGCCTATTGCCACTTGGCCAATCTGCGCGCTCTTCGCCTTTCGCACGCTGCAGCCTAAAGGCGCGCAGCGATGACGAGCCAGGAGGGAGCGAACCTTGTTTGGCAGACAGACCGAAGCACTCGGCACCTGCCAGACGCGCTACGCGAGCGGACCATCAATCAGGCCCGCTTGATCGCCGCAAACAGCAACGTTGATGCCGGCGAAGCGATCTATCTCGCACAGCTCGCAATCTTCGACGCCGAAATGAGCGCGCGATGATCCGGCAAGCTGCAGAGGAAGCCGCTTCGCTGGTCGCCATCGTGCTTTTCTGTGGCATGATCGCTGTCTGGGCGGCTGTGCTGGCATGAGCGCGCTGACCGACACCCAGCGCCGTTGCGTGATTGACGCGACAATTGAGCCTCTCCGGCAGTTTCGGAGGGGTTACGCGAGGGGCAAGTTTGGCCCGTTCTACAAACCGCAGACGATCGAAACGCTCATTCAGAATGGCCATTTGCGCCCTACCCGTCATTGCGGCCGAGGCGGCCGCACGGTGACCGCGCTGGCACTCGATTACAGCGAGGCGAGATGAACAGATCCGCAGACCAGATGCCGCCGGCGCTCGCTGCGGCCTTCGCGACCTCTGCCACACTGGGGATGCCGGAACTTGCTCGGCTTTTACCCATGGACGAAAAGACGCTGCGGAAGCATCGTGACGCCGGCAATCTGACCGGCCGGATCAAGGGGTTCGGCCGGGCCAAGCCCCGCTGGGTGTACACCGCCCAGGAAGTCGGCCAGTTCCTCGCAACACTCGCAGAGATGTCGCCATGTCGATCTACCGTATCAAGGACTCCCGGTATTGGCAGTTCGACTTCCAGCTCGAAGGTTATCGCTTTTCCGGGTCCACAAAGTGCACGAACAAACGTGACGCGCAGGCCCACGAAGACACGGAGAAAGCCAAAGCCCGGGATTTGGTTGCAATCGCACGGCGCGCCTCTGGAGAGCCACTAAGGCTCGGTGACGCCTGCGATCGCTGGTGGAATGAGGTCGGCGCTCACGGAAGCGAGCGCGACCTTTTTCTTTCCCTTCAGAGGATCAAAGATATCCTCGGCGCCCGCACCTTCTTGCACGAGATCAAGGACAACGACCTCTCCCGCCTGGTGGCTGAGCGGCGGCAGGACCGCATTCGCGCCGGGCGCGATGACAACGACGTGCAGCTGTGGCGCCCCATCACAAACCGCACCGTCAATAAAACCGCGACCGGGCTGCTGCAGCGCATCTTCGCGCGCGCCGTCGAGAACTGGGATGCTGTGATCCCAAAGCAGCCGAAGTGGAAAAACCATCGGCTGCCAACGACGAAGCGCCCCATCCGTGAGATCAAGCACGCCGAGGAAGCGTTGATCGATGCGCAGCAGGACGAGGATTACGCCGCGCTGCGTCGCTTCGCCATCATCACCGGCCTGCGCAAACGCAATCTGTTGCTCACATGGATGCAGGTGGATTTCGAACAGGCCACGGTGACCGTCATTGCCAAGGGCGGGATCCCGCGGATCGTCCCGCTCACCAGAGAAGCCTACGCGATCCTTTGGTCACGCCGCGGCCACCACAGTAGCCAGGTGTTCACCTTCAAAGCGCAGAGGACCAAGACCGACCCGAAAACCAAGGCCAAGTTCATCCGCGGGCAGCGCTATCCGGTCACTTATTACGGACTGACCTCGCACTGGAGGCGAGCGGTCAAACGCGCCGACGTCAAGGCGCGCTTCCATGACATCCGCCACACGACCGGCACACGTCTATTGCGCGCAACCGGAAATCTTAAGCTTGCGCAAAAGCTGCTCGGGCATTCGGACATCAAGACGACTGCTGAGTTCTATGCCGATGTGCTGGTCGAGGACATCCGCGCGGGCATGGAGGCGACTGACGCCGCCACACAGCGACATGTTGCCGACCAAAAGTCCCAGGGAAATCCCCAAGGTTCGGTCGCGAAAGCCGACAAGCCATTGAAGGGGAAAGCCAAATGA